AATCTCGCCGCGCGCGACGCGGCGGGCGTAGTCGATAATGTCATGGGCGACGTTCTCTTGTCCGCGCCCGGCCGTTGTGATGACGACAAGCAGGCTCCCCGGCGTCTTGACGAGGCCCGTGCGCAGCACGTCCCACAGGTCGCGCTTGGGCCAGGCGTGCAATTCGTCGACCAGGGCGAAGGTCGGCGTCATGCCGTGCTGGCGCGCCGCGTCGCAGGATATGGCGCGAAGCTGACAACCGGACTTCGGATGTTCGACGCGATGGCGATAGTCGATAAAGCGCAGCCGCTCGGCGATGCGCAGGTCTTCGCGGCAAATGCCGGCGGCTTCCTCGAAACCGATGCGCGCCTGCTCGCGATCGGAGGCGGCGAACAGGGCGAGCCCGCCGGGAACGCGCTCGGGGCCGATAGCGTGCAGAAGCCCGAGCCCGGCGCCGAGCGTCGTCTTGCGCGCACCGCGCGGGAGCAGCATGACGACCGTGCGGACGATGCGCCGGCCGTCGTCATGGCACGGCCCATAGATGCGCCGCACGATCCGCTCTTGCCATGGCGTGAGGTCGAACGCGCGCCTTGGCAGGCGCGACTTCGGATGGCGCAGCCGGCGCAGGAAGTTCACGGCCCGCTCGCCATAGCCGAGCGGATCATCGATCGGCGAGCCGTCGAATATCCAATGCGGGTAGACGTCGCCGCTCATAGATCGAGGTCCGACAGGTCGTCTTCGCCTTCGGTCGCGGCGGCCTTGTTGCGGCTCGCCGGCGTCAGCCCCAACTCGGCGGCGAGGCGGCGGCATTCCGTGAGCGCTTGGAATAGCGTCTGAAAAGCCGGATGGCGCTTCACGCCCTTCTCGCCCGAGATATGGTCGCCCTCGGCGTTGATCGTCGCCTGCATTCGCCGAACGGTTCCGCTCGCGAGGCAATAGGCTTCCAGAATCGGCAAATCCTCGCGCGTGAGGGTTCGGCGCTTGCGAAGGCCGGGCGTGACGCGCCGCCATTCCTCCTTGGCCTCCTTCGGCAACCATGACGGCGCCGGCGGCAGGCGCGACAAGCCGCCCTCGATCGCCATCAACTTCGGTTTGCCGCCGCGCATTTCGCTACCCCGTTAAAATTGCTCAATCCTGGTCTCTCAAAAGCGCGCCCCCCCGATCGGTCCCTTGCCCCCGCCTCATCGTCCGACCCCACCCCCCGGGTACGAGCGCGGCTGGCGCTTGAAGGCGCCGTCGCGCTGCGCGGTCTTGCGGTCGTGGCACGGTTTGCACATCGGCCGCCAGTTCTCTCGCATCCAGAAGAGCTTCTGATTGCCGCGGTGAGGAATGAGATGGTCAACAACGGTCGCCGGCGATCCGCACGCGATGCAGACAGGATGCGCGGCGAGGAAGGCTTTGCTCTCGCGTTCCCAATCTTTCGTGTAACCGCGCTCGCGCGCCGATGGCCGGCGCTTGTCGGCTTCCGCCTTGGCGCGCTTGGCGCATTCGGGGCAGCGCGGGCCGGTGAAGGGCGCATGGCCGCGCGGGCAATGGCGTGGGGCGGCGTAGGGCATTATCTTTGTCCCGGGTGAGAATGCGGTCTTGCGCGATTGAACGGAATTATGCCGGGAGAAGAAACCCGTTGGAGGCCCGCATCACGCTGATCGTTGTTGGACTGACCGCTTCGCCCTCAGAAGCCCGCCTCCGAAGATGTTGCGGCCGTGCTGGTTCATCCGCAGTCACGGCCGCGCGCCTTGCGGCGTGTCCTATGTGACCGGCCGCGAGGCCGCGTGCGATTTCACAATGACGGCGCCGATGCCGATCGACGTTCCGCCGTTCTTCGTGATCACGCTGCGCAGATAGCGCTTCGGGCCGGCGTAGCCGACCTTGACGACGCTGTTCTGCGCGAGGCTAGCCGGGAACGTTCCGACAAGCTGCGCCGCGGGCGCGTCGACGAAATCGCCGGCCGTAGTCGTGTCGGAATGTTGCAGCTTCGCCGTGAAGTCGCCGGCGCCGGCGATCGCGCCGGTCGTGACAATCAACGCCGCGCTTTCGAAGCCGGCAAGATCGATCGCAGCGCCTGTGTCGGTCGCGGCGAGAATCTGCGGAACCACGGCCTGGACGACGCCGATGTTGTTGGAAATGTCGCGTGAGCTCATGTTCGTGTCTCCTTACGCCGCGATCTTGAGCTTGCGGATGGCCTCGGCGCGCACCACGGCGCCGCCGACGCGGCGGCGGGCATGGAAGCGAACGAGGCCCGAGGTCGCGACCGTGTAGGGATCGCGAAGCAGCGCGATCGAAACGCGGTCGTAAATGCGATAGCCGCTCGCGAAGTCGCCGAAGACGACAGGGAACGCGTTCGCGGCAACGTCGGGCATGTCGACGGCTTCGATGGCAGGGCGGCCCAGGATCGTCTCGGGCTGTCCCGCCGCGAGGCCGGCTTGCCAGAGATACTGACCGTTGCCGTCTTTCAATTTGCGGATCGCGGCCAGCGTCGCGCCATTCAGCATCCATACGCCGCGTTGGCGGTAGAACGGCGCGAGGGCGTAGAATAGGTCGATAAGACCGTCGGCCGTGATCGCCGTCGCATTGCCGCCGTTGGTCGATGCGACATTGGCGTCGGCCATGAAGCCGAGCGGCTTCTTCACGCCGTCGCCCGAGACGAAGGCCGCGCCTTCGATGCGGCCGAACTCTTCCGCAAGATCGAAGGCGACTTCCGCTTCGACATTCACCGCGGAGTCTTCCAAGAGCTTGACGCTAACGTCGACGTAGCAGGCGGCTTCGCTGATCGGAATCTCGGTCTGGCCGTAGGTCGCCTGCGCGCTCGGGCGCGTTTCCGTCTCGCTCACCCAAGAGGCGGTCGGCGCGCCGGTGCGCTTCGGAATGAGGACGGAGCCGCTCATTGTCTGCCCGACGCGCGCCGCTTGGCGCACGGGCGAAAACTGCACGATGGCCTTGTCGATTTCCGTCGAGAACTCGGGCGGGGCGAGATAGCCTCCCTGCGTGTCGGGCGAGACCTGGAGCGCCTTCACCTCTTCGGCGCCGAGCGCCTCGCGGCCGTGGCGGAGGAAGGTTCCGAAGGCCTTCGTTTCGCGCTCCTTGCGCTCGTCTTTCCGCCCGGTCGCGCCGGGACGCTGCATCTTGAGTTCGAGTTCGTCGGCGCGCTTTTGCGCATCGGCGAGCTTCTTTTCTAGGTCTTCGAGCTTGGATCCGTCGCCTTTCTCTTCGAGCGCCTTGAGGCGTTCGTCGACGTTCTTCTGGAGCTCGTCCAAGGCCTTCTGAACGATCGCGCCCGGATCGTCTTCGGCGTCTTTCAGTTCGATGGCGCCCGACATGAGCGCCCTTTTCGATACGTGCTGCATGGGTTCACCTCTGCACTTTGAGCGCCGCGGCGGCGCGGTGGATCGCAGCGGCAAGCATGATCGCCGTCGCGGCGGATTTGGCGTTCGTGACCCGTGCGCCGGGATGCGACGGCACGGTCACGAGAGAGATTTCGACCAGTTCGAGCGCCTTGATCGTTCGGCCGCCGCCTTTGCGCTGCGAAGCGCTCTTGGTGACGAAGCCGATCGACAGGCCGCGAACGGCACCGCTCTTGACCAGCGCGCGCACCTCTTTGGCGCGCGCCACATCTTCGATGAGAAGGTGGCCCTTCACCTCCAGGCCCTTGGAGGTTTCCGCGATGGATTCCCATGCGCCGAGCGGCTGCGACGGATCGTGCGCGAACAACATCGGCAAAGGCGGCCGCGCGCCCTTGAACGCGCCCGGCGCAATTTCGTCGCCGACGCGATCGGGCGAACCGAATGGCCAGGCGAGGCCGGTGACGAGGCCCGCTTCGTCGACGCCAATGTCGGCTTTGAATTCGAGGCGCGGCATTGTCATTGCGCGGGCTCCTTCGCCGGCGCGGGCGGCGCTTGCGCCGCCGCCGCGTCGGGGGCAAGCGGGATGGTCTGGACGCTGCGCATCGGCGCGTCGCCTCCTTCGACGGGCGGGAGGCCTTCACGGCCGCGGGCTTCGTTGAGCGTGAGCACGCCCGATTCGATGCCGGTCTTGAGCGCCGCGAAGCGCTTGTCGAGATCGGCGCGGACGAAATTCGTCGTATCGAATTCGATGCGATAGCCGGCGTCGTGCTCTTCGTCGGTCAGCAAGGTACGTTCGAGCGCGTCTTCGAACAGTTCGAGAATCGGCGCGATGGTGCGGTCGAGGAACTGTTGCGCGAGGTGCTCGGCGTTCGAGAGCGTGGCGTGTTCGAGGTCGCCAAGAAGCACGGGCGGCATGTTGAGCAAGCGGGCGGCTTCGAGCACCTGGAACTTGCGGTTTTCGAGGAACTGCGAATCCGTCGACGCCAATTGCAGCGGCGTGAATTTCACGCCCTGTTCCAGGATCGCGGTCCGCCCGCTGTTGTGAACGCTGGCGTAAATCTGGGAAAAACTCTCGCGCAACCGCGCCAGCAACTCGCTCGTCAGCTTGCCGGGCGTCTCCAAGACGCCGCCGGGGCGGGCGCCGCGTGAGAACAGCCCGGCGGCGTGTTGTTCCAACACGATCGCGAGACCGATCGCCTCGGCGCCGAGATTGATCAGGCCGAGGCCGCGCGCGCCGTCGATCGTGACGTTGCGCAGATGAATCACGTCGCGATAGCTGAACTCGCGCACGCCGCCTTCCTGGAGGGTGACGCTGTAGCGCGGCTCGCCGGTGATCTGGTCGACGATGATGCTGCACGATCGCGGATCGATCCGATGCAGCTCGCGCACCTCGCCGCGCACGCGCGAGACGAGCGCCAAGCCGTTGCCCCAGAGGAGCATGTCGCGGATCAACGCCGCCTTGAACTCAGTTTCACCGGTCCAGGGATTCGGCCGATCGAGCACCCGGGCGACGGGATGATCCGGCGCCGCGACCGTCTCGCGGCCGTCCTCGCCGTCGCGATGCAGGCAGGCGTCCAGCGTCGCAATGCTATCGCTGATCAGCCTCACGCCCTGTTGCACGGCCGGGACGCGCAAGGCCGTGAGCGCGTCGACGGAGACGCCGCTCGACGCGGGAGGAACCCCGAAGAGGTCGAGCGCGCTCGGGGACGAAAGCGGGACGTTGAGCGCCTTCGTCGCGAGGTCGGCCAGGGCTGATTTGATTTTTTCGAACACGCCGCTTCCTGCAAGTATTTGTCAAATTTTGAAGCAGATCGTGATTTGTCAAGCAAAATATCAACGCGGCCGATATTTTGTTTTTCCGCGCTATACTTTTCTTGGCGCGACGTTGCTACGCGTTACCGATGGCCTGTTCCAACGCGGCGATCCGCGCCGCGAGGCGGACGCCCAAAGCGTCCGCCATCAGGTTGATCGATTCTTCGTCGAGGTCGCCGCGCATCGTCAGGGATTCGACGCATGTGAGGCGGAAGGCGACGAAAACATCGGCCTTCTCTTCGACGCTGGAATTGGCGAGCGCGAGAGCGATCAGGTCCAGGTCGGAGTCGATATCGGCGATTGGGTTCACTGGCGTCGACATGATCAGGACTCGCAGTCGTCTTGAGGGCCATCGGAGGGTGACGGGTCGCGGCGTGCGTTTGCGATCTGCGCATCGCGTTCTTCTTCTCGGCGCTCCTTCGCGATCTGGCGCTCAAGGTCGGCGCCGTCGTCGTCAGAGCCACCCACGTAGCTCCCCGCGCCGTTCGGCGCCCTGGGCGGGCGCGGCTGGCGCGGCGAGAGCGCGCCGTCGTCGTCAATCCACTCGTCATCGGGATCGTGACCGGCGTGGAGCGATTCATAGCCGGCGAGGATGAGAGGTTCGCGACGTTCGGAATC